ATTTTGCATTTCAATACTCATTAACCCCCATTTGCTAATTAATTGTCTAATAAGTGTCTTAAATGCCATACTATCAAAGTCCTTATACCAAAAACTAGAATATTTCCATAAATCCTTTTCTGGTATTTTGCCTGCTAATAATTTCTCATAATCTTCTTTTTTAAATGCTTTACTAAAAGTATTTGCGTGGTTCATCATTTTTTTCATACTCCAATATATAGATTTTTGAAATCCATTAGAATATTCAAACATTGCATAATATCCAATAGTCGGTGTTTTTTCTCTTACTTCATCATCTTCAATAAGTTTTACTTCTAGTTCTTCTGTTAGTGGGTTGTACTTAATAAGTTCACTTTCTTTAATTGCTATAACATTAATTTTTTTATAATACCCACTTCTAATTGCAAGTTGGATATAACCCTTATAACCTAAAATAAATGTAGCGATAGTATCAATTATATTGCCTTGCTTATCTTTTTTATTAAATGGGACTAAATAATAATACCCTAATTGTGGACTTGGGCTTAATTTAAGGCTTTCTCCCAATAAAGCACAACTTAAAATTGAGCCGTGATTACAATCTGCCAATGCAGGATTGGTAGAAACCGCACTAATAATACTAGTCATAAATCTTTGTCCATCTTTACCACCTACAATGCTATTAATTTGATTTTTTATTGCATCTTTTGAAATAAAAGTACTAAAAGTATCTTTTTTATCTTTTTTAGCCAAACTTTGTTGGTTTTGTGTTGTTGTTAAATTATTCATTATTTTTACCTTCCTTTTTTATTTTACCTTTCCATATTTTATATTGTTATCAATCAAAAATGATTGTAATAACTTAATTTGTTCGTTAGTAGCCCAAATTCTAAAATCTAGGCACTTTACTTCGTTTTGTGATAAATTGCTAGGCTGAATATCTTTCGTTGAATTTTGAGCCATTTTTGAGCCTAATTCCACTATTTTTTTCTCTTGTTCTTCTATTCTAATTTTTTCTTGTAATGTTTGCCCTAAATTTAAACAATTCAAGTAATAATCTATTAAATGGCTCTCTTGTTTAAACTTTAAATCATTAATAACTTTAATATCACTATTAATAGTATTAATTTTATTTATTAAATCTTCTCCAACTTTATTTATTGAAAATGTTGCGTTTAAATATCTTTCATCAAATAATTTTTCGAAAGATATTAAATTTTGTAGTTGTCCAATATTTGAATTAAAAAAATCTAATATTTCTTGTTTCTTTTTTTCTTTTTGTGTATCTTCAAAAGTTTTTACTTGTGTATCAATAGCAATAGTGCTTTCATTAATCAAATTCACTATTTCCTTTACTTGATTTTCAAATTTTTCATAAGGCTCTAAATAAGTTTTCTTTATATTTTTTCTCCAATCTTCAACAGCCTTTGAAAATTTATTCAAATTTGCCCTATCGGTTTTTGCTTCCGTTATTTCATTATGTGTATAAGTTTTATTCTTATATTCTAATAATTTTGGTGCTAGTTCTTTAATAATTTCAGTATTATTAAACTCAATCAATTTTGGAATTAAGTCCTCAATAGGTGTTTTTAATACTAATTCTAACATTTTAATTTTCTCCTTTTTTATTTGAAAAATATGCAATAACAGCACTTGTACTTGGCTTGTCAACAAAGCCATATTCAATTAGTACTTTTTGCTTGCATTTCATTAAACAGTAATTCATTGAACGGATTACTGAATTAATAGATATGTTATTATCTTTTGCAAGTTGTGTATAAATATTCATAGTTGTGTATAAATATTCATTTCTTAATTTTACTGCTTGTAAAAAATACTCATAACCTTTTAGATTTGGGTATATCTTGTTTTTTAGTAAAAATTTTTCAATATCTGTATCTTTCATTGTCATCTCCTTAGGTGTTTTTAGTATTAATTCTAACATTTTTTATTCTCCTTTTTTTATTTTTAATTTATCGCAACCAAAAAAAGCATAATCTTTAATAGTTGCAACACTACTCAGTATTGTGATATTTTCTAAATTTGTGCAATTTAAAAAAGCATAATTCATTATAATTTTCACACTATTAGGTATTATAATGTCAGTTAGATTTGTACAATATGCAAACGATTGTTCCTTAATTTCTTTAACACGATTAGATATTGTTATATTTTTTAGATTTGTACAACCTAGAAATGCACTATTTTCTATACTTTTTACACTGTTAGGTATTGTGATATTTATTATACTTCTACATTGCAAAAATGCTTTTTCACCTATACTTGTTACACTATCTGGTATAATAATATGAGTTAAATTTGTACAACGAGTAAAAGTAAAATTATTTATTTTTTTAATGCGATTTGGTATTGTTATACTTGTTAAACTTGTACATTCGTTAAATGCACCAATATTAAAAATATTTACACTATCTGGTATAATAATATCGGTTAAATTAGTACATCCATAAAAGGCATTAAGACCAATTTCTTTCACTCCATTAGGTATTGTAATATTCTTTATATTCTTGTCTAAACACGCAATTAAAACTCTATTCTTTATTATTAAAACATCACTCCACATTTTTATTCTCCTTTATATTATATTTGGTAAAATTAGTGGTGGCTCAACTTTTTTAGAAATATTATTTTGCCAAAATATTATCTCTTTTTCTTTTAGCCACTCTATGTCATCTTTGCAATTTTCTCTTGTAAAATAATAATGTTTTGTCGTAAGTTTTATATCCCCATCGCCAAAATCACTTTTAATTTGTGCTTTTAACCACACAAATTGTAATTCTTCATTTGTTATAAAATATTGTAGTACTTGACAATAATAATTTTCTGGGACTTGATTATCCCATTTTTCACGGTGCATTGAACTTAATACTTCCGTAGTTTTTATTTCTAATGCCCCTTTTTGTTGTGTTTCAATATCAATTAGTATAGCATCGGGTGTACATCTTAAAAATGAATATTTGTCGTTAATAAAACACATAAAATTATCATTATAAACAACTTCATATTGTGGATAATCTAGTTTAAATAATTCAACTAACGGTTGTTCTGCCTTATGACCATAAACAACATAAGGTTTTTGACTTATATCTTGTTGTATTGTTATTTTTAACTTTAAATCATATAAATCTTGGTTAGATAGATAGGGATTAAGCCCTACAACTGCACTTGCTTCACTCCCACCTATACCTAAAAATCTACTTTCCAACCACTTCTCTTTACTATTATAAATTTCTATCACATTATCACTCCTTTATTATTGTAACACAAGTTTATTAATTTGTAAACCATATTTTATACAATTTGTGTAAATAAATCTTGTAAATGCGTTTTTAAAAATAACTCACATTCATATTCATTTTTATAATTAATTTTTATATCATCATAATTTTTAGATTTTTCAATTTTATATTTTTTATTATCTCTTTTCTCTTTGTATCTTAAAATTATAGAAACTCTTATTTTATTTGTAACTAGACATTGATAAAATGAAATAAAAATATTTGAATTTAAGCCAAAATTTAAAGGTAAAGAATAAAACATATAACTATCGTTATCGTAGACATAAAATGTGTGATATGTTCTCTTATTTTCAATAGTTCTTATAATATCTTTTATTATTGTTTCATTACTTTTCAAAATTTAACACCTCCTTTCCAATTATAGCATAAATAAATTTCCATTGAGAAATTAAATCTTTTTGCCCACAATCGTATTTTTCTTGTAAATTATAAAAATTTTGTGTTAAGTATCTTTTGTCCATATTGAATTTATAAAGGTTTTTTGTGCATAATTTTTTCAGATTAGGATTTTTATTAAAAAGTATTAAAACTTTTAGTATATTTTCTTTCTTGGTATTTTTTGGTAAGATACTCATTGTTTCAAAAAACAATAAAAATTTATCTAACTTTAAATTAAAATTTCTCTTTATCAGTTCATTAATAACTAATAAACTATAATTATATAAATGTGTATAACTATAATTATATATAGAATTTATTAACAAATGTTTAATTTTTCCTTTATAGGTTAAATTGC